GTATGGCTAAAGTTGCAAATCAGCGAGGTAAATAATGGCTAAATTTAGCATGAAACAAGACGGTAAAGAAGTTGGCCCAGCCAGCGTCTATGCGCAACCGCACAATATGTCGGGTAAGGCTGTAGGCATTGAGTCCAACCCCGGTACTATGCCAAATCGTAGCAAAGCCGACACGGTCAACATGAGCGTTGGCAACATCAGCAAAAACGCTGGCGACAAGCAAGTCAAGACTGAAGGCATCAAAGTCCGTGGTACTGGCGCAGCTACTAAAGGTCTGATGGCACGAGGCCCGATGGCATGAATTACGCCCAGCTTGTAACTGCGATTCAGGATTACACGGAGAATAGTTTTAACTATTCCACCGATCCTACGCCTATCAATACCTTCATTGAACAGGCAGAGCAACGCATTTACAACTCTGTGCAGTTTCCATCTTTACGGGCAAATAAAACAGGGGTAACAACGGTAAGTAACAAGTACTTGTCTTGCCCCGGAGATTTCTTGGCTGTGTATTCACTGGCGGTAATTGATGCGGCGGGTACGTACGAGTATTTGCTAAACAAAGATGTGAACTTTATTCGTCAGGCATACCCAACTCCAACAGACACAGCTATCCCAAAATACTACGCTTTGTTTGGCCCTACCACAACCTCGGGCGCAAGCCCTGTTGTAACAAATGAGTTGAGCTTTATCCTTGGCCCAACACCTGATGCAGCTTACGACGTTGAGTTGCATTACTACTATTACCCAGAATCAATTGTCACAGCATCCACAACATGGTTAGGGGACAACTTTGACACTGTACTGCTGTACGGAACGCTGGTTGAAGCTTACACCTACATGAAGGGTGAAACCGACATGATGGCCTTGTATGACGGCAAATACAAGGAAGCTCTTGCACTAGCAAAACGTCTTGGCGATGGTATGGAACGCAGTGATGCTTACCGTAGCGGCCAGTACCGCCAAGCGCCGTTGCCTCAGAATAATGGGGTGCGTTGATGGCATTCCAAGGCAATTTCTCCTGCAACGGTTTTAAGACCGGGTTGATGAACGGCACGTTCAACTTCACTTCGGGGACATTTTATATTGCGCTTTATACCAATGCAGCCACACTTAATGCCTCTACCACGGCTTATACGTCTACGGGCGAGGTTGTGGCTTCTGGGTACACGGCTGGCGGGTTGGCACTTACGATTGCGCAAACTCCCACGGTAGGTACAGGTAATACGGCATATATTTCTTTTGACAATGCAGTCTGGACTTCAGCCTTAACTGCCCGTGGTGCCTTGATTTACCAAAACGGTGGTGGAAACCCCGCAGTTTGCGTGTTGGACTTTGGTGCAGACAAGACATCCGCCACAACTTTCACGGTACAGTTCCCGGCTGTATCAAACACATCAGCAATTATTCGTATCGCATAAGGAGCGAAAATGTCTACCGTAGAAAAAGCCCAAGCCGCCGACGTTATCGGTAGCGCAATTACCAAAACCTTGGAGACTGGCGAGTCCGCATCTGCCAAGGGTATATATCACATGCAGTGCTTCGACAAAGACGGAAACCTGAAGTGGGAAGCTGAATGCCCCAATCTGGTCGTCAATGGCGGCTTGCAAGATATGAACAACAAGTATTTCCTTGGCAGTGCATACACCGCCGCTTGGTACATTGGCTTGTATGGCGCAGGAGCATCAAACACCCCAGCCGCTGGCGATACCTCAGCCTCACATGCTGGCTGGACTGAAGTTGTACCTTATAGCCAAACGACCCGTCCAGCTTGTACATTTGCTACACCCACCACAGCAAACCCGTCTGTGGCTACCAACTCAGCTTCACCTGCTGTTTACACCATCAATGCCACATCAACTGTTGGTGGCGCGTTTTTGATTAGCAACAGCACAAAGAGTGGATCAACAGGTACTCTGTACTCTGCGTCTGACTTTACTTCCCCCGGCGACCGCTCTGTTGTTTCAGGCGATACGCTGAACGTCACTTACACACTTAGCTTGGCAGGTTAATCATGGCAACATTCAAAAAAGGCGATGTCTTAAAGCTGGCTGGCGTTGTTCCACAAGGCCCAGTGATTGGTATGCGTATGGACGACGATGGCAATGTGTCTTACTTGATTGAGTGGACAGATGCCGATGGTCATACACAACAACGCTGGTTCGCTGAGTCTGAACTTGCTGCTGTTTAAATGAGTGGGGCATGACGAGTGTTCGGCATATCCGCATTCTCACAAGCCCCGTTTTCGTCGCTTAGTAACTCTGTCTACAACGTATCCGTAGAAGAGACAGCCACAGCGACGGATAGCATTTCTTCGCTTTTAACTTTCCTCTCTTCTGTATCTGAGACATCTACTGCCACAGATGCGGTGTCTTCAGCGGCGACATTCCCCTGCGCTGTTTCTGAGACTTCAACCGCAACAGATACGGTTTCTTCAATACAGACTTTTGCTACAAACATAGCAGAGGCTTCCACGGCAACAGATTCATTTGCCGCTGCTCAGACGTTTATATCTACGGTTAGCGAGACAGCCACAGCCACTGATTCTGTGTCTGGGTCAATGACTTTTATTTCTGCCGTGTCAGAGACATCAACTGCTACGGACTCAGACGCCGTAGCCGCCAGCACATTCAATGCGCCGGTAACAGAAGCCTCCACAGCAACGGATTCAATTTCAGCCAAAGCCACATTCTTGGGCGCAGTCAATGAAACAGCAACGGCAACAGAAACAAACTCTGCGGCGCAAACCTTTGCTACAAATGTAGTGGAGACTGCCACAGCTACGGACTCGACTTTAGCAACACCAATTTACTTGTCTTTGATTGCAGAGACAGCCACAGCCACAGATTCTGTGTCAAGTTCTTTTGCTTTCAACGGTTTGATAAGTGAGACGGCGACCGCAACGGATACGAATGTGGCATCAAACTTGTGGCTATCCAATATTAGTGAGTCTTCCACAGCCACGGATGCAATTGATGCAGCCGCTACGTTTGAGGCATTAATTCAGGAGTCTGGCTCAGTAATTGATGAGGCGTTTGCGGTTCAGGTGTTCCTGTGTGCCATCCAAGAGACAGTCACGGCGTCTGATTCGTTCTTTGCGCGGTTTTTGTGGGAACTTATCAATGACAGCCAGACCGCAAACTGGGGCAACATAGATACCTCAGAAGGCACAACATGGGCGACAATCAACGCTGCACAAACCGCTGGCTGGGCAACGATAGACACCGCAGAGTCAACTGACTGGGAATTGATAAATGACAGCAACCCCAATACGTGGACAAAAATAGGGACAACCTAAGATATGGCACTTGTACTTGCAGATCGCGTCCGGGAAACTACTACCACAACAGGTACAGGCACAGTCACGCTTGCTGGAGCCGTCACGGGCTTTCAATCATTTGCGGTTGTTGGGGATGGCAACACCACGTATTACACAATTGCTGGGCAAGGCACGGCTGAATGGGAGGTTGGTATTGGGACGTATACCTCGTCAGGTACAACGTTGGCTCGGACAACCGTGCTTGCCTCAAGCAATTCTGGGTCGCTGGTCAGTTTCAGCGCGGGGACAAAGGATGTTTTTGTCACTTACCCGGCAGGCCGGTCAGTGTATGGCGGCGAAGGTTACACAGAGAATGATGCTCAGATTGATGTCAGTTCAACCATAAACACGGGTAGGAATGCCATATCTGCTGGGCCAATATCTATATCTTCAGGGGTCACAGTGACAGTTCCCACAGGCTCGGTCTGGACTGTTGTCTGATAAACCAATAGAATGCAAAAAGGAGTTTAAACGTGGCATCCTCATACACAACACTGCTAGGGCTGGTACTGCCCACAACCGGGGAACTCACGAATACGTGGGGGACAACGGTAAACTCGTCCCTGACACAACTGATTGAAGATTCCATAGCTGGCTACGTGAGCCAGTCAGTCACAAGCGCAGACTGGACTTTGACAACCACCGCAGGCGGTGTATCCAACCAAGCTCGTTATGCAATTCTGATTACCACAGGTGCACCAGCAACAACTCGGTACATCTACGCCCCACAGCAGAGCAAAACCTACGTTGTCATCAACAACTGTACTGACCAAAGTTCGGTTTATATTCGCGGTGGTACATCAAGCTCATACACAACTGGCGTGGAGATTGAGGCGAAAAGTTCTGCTCTTGTCGCATGGGATTCATCTGCCAGTGATTTCATCAAGGTTGCAGGTGGCGGTGGCGGTGCAGCAGGCGGCGGTAGTGACCAGATATTTTTTGAGAACGACCAGACAGTCACAGTCAGCTACACCATCCCCACAGGTAAGAACGCAGGTACGTTTGGCCCAATTTCAATCAACGGTGGAGTCACCGTTACAGTTCCCACAGGCTCTGTCTGGACTGTAATTTAAGGAGAACACATGAGCTTAGTACAAATTCAAGGTAATGCAAGCGGCACGGGTACGCTGACTATTGCCGCACCAAACACCAACAGCAACTACACGCTGACGTTGCCGCAGACAACTTCAACATTGGGTATTGATGGCCCTGCGTTTAGTGCTTATGCAAGCGCCGCACAATCTATCCCAAACACTACATACACAATATTAAATGTAAATACAGAATTGTTTGACACAGCATCTTGCTATAACAATACAGGTTCTACTGTTGGCAGTATTCCTGCATATTCATTCTTACCTAACGTAGCTGGATACTATCAAGTGAATGCCGCATGGTATTCGGCACAATCAAGTGGTAGTGTTGTTTCAAGTATTTATAAAAATGGTGCAGTCTATCAACTTATAGTAAATACTTTTTATTCTGGAGGACAAGTTTTAGGTGTAAATTCTTTAGTATATTTAAATGGGTCGTCAGATTACATTGGATTTTATGTGCAACAGGGACAAGGTTCTGCTTACACAACTTTGGCATCAAGGGCTGACTTGTATTATTTTGCCGCATCAATGGTAAGGAGCGCATGATGACACTCTACGACAAAATCAAAGCAATTTACCCGCAACTTACTAATGCAGACTTTGGTATTGCAGGAACTATTCATTTGCAAAACGATGGTAATGGCGACTACATTGCCGCTTGGAATCATCCAACGCTTGCACGACCCACAGAGGAGCAATTAGCATGACCATAGCAATCTCAGGAACAACAGGCATCACCCTTGCGGGACAATTTGATTCTGCATCTACGTTTGGCTTCAAGAATCGCATCATTAATGGTCAGATGCAAATTGCACAGAGAGCAACATCTGCAACCATTACTGCGGCTTCTACTATTGCGGCTGGCTACTCAACTGTTGATCGCTTCTATGTGTACTGTACTGGCGCAAACGTCACTGCGGCACAGGTGGCTGGTTCAGGTGCAAACAAAAACAATCTTCAGATAACTGGTGCGGCATCTGTTACTGCTGTAGGTATTGGTCAACGTATAGAGCAACTTAACAGCTATGACATGGCTGGCTCTACTGCTACCTTGTCTGTCAACATCTCAAACAGCTTGCTGACAACAGTGACATGGACTGCATACTATGCAACCACTGCTGACACGTTTGGCACATTGGCAAGTCCTACACGCACACAGATTTCAACAGGCACATTTACTGTTACATCAACACTGACAAACTACAGCGCCCAA